GTAACTAGCGCAACAAGCGCGACTTACGAAAGCGCAGGAAAGTTTTCTCTTTTTCGTCTTGGCAAAGCGGTTCGGTTCGGATTGAGTGCGTGCGTCGGAGGCAATCAAGCCCGAGACCAAAACCAACAACGACAAATGAAGATTAAGATCAGCAACGACAACTCCGCGGCGATTACCTCGCTGCTCGAAAAAACCAACAAGCGCGCCTCGACGCACACAGCCCTCGCAATCGACATCATCCGTGCATCCGAGGAGGCCGAGGCTGGTCTCGCGAAGCTCGGACTGCCAAAGGCCGACCGCAAAGGTGCGAGCGTCTTTTTTCGCAGCGGCTACCGCGTCGCGCACGCCTATAAATACGGACGCACGGTCAATCACGCGACTCTTGTGAGAGGGTCGAGCGGTTGGTTTTTGACTGCGCTGTCGAAGGACGAGGTGCAGCCGTCCGCAAAGCCGACGCTCCTGACGACCCTTACTCGCGAGCAGGACGCGACCGTCGTCGAGAAGCTCCGCGAGAACTACTTCATCGCGCAGGCGGCGCAGCAGGAGGTGGCGTCGTGAAGACCATCACCTCCCGCGCCATCAACGCCGCGCTGCGCGCCGCCGGTCTCGGCGTCGAGATCGTCAACAACCGCGACGGCTACAGCTACTTCCTTGACCGCGACGGCAATCAAGTTGGCGAGTCGGTCTACATCTGCTATCTGAACCAGCAGACGATCTCGGAGTGGGTCGAGCACGCTCGCTTCGCGATCAAGCAAGGAGGTGTCGCGTGAAACTCCCGACCATTCACCTCAACGGCACGAGCCGCGACGCACTCGCGAGCGGGTATTCAGCCGCTTATCAGGCCGTCTCTGATGCGCTCGACGCGCTGGAGAACGTCGAGCTAAACGGCCGTGACTATTATCCGCAGGGGCCGGACGCCTTCTCCGAAGCGCGCCGCGAGCACACCGAGCGGTGCGTCGCACTTCGCGTCGTGCGCGACCAGCTTTGCGAGATCGTGCAACATCTGATGGAGGACGCCTCGTGAAGCGACTCGCTCTTCTCCTCGCTCTGGCATCCGCGGCTCACGCCGCGCCGCCGGAGTCCTTCTGGCGCGCTCTGCACGTCGTCGAGACCTCCGGCCGGCAAGGTCCGATCCTCGGCGATAACGGGCGCAGCCTCGGGCCGCTTCAGATCTCGCGGGCGTACTTCACCGACTCCCGCGTCGCCGGCACTTACGAGCAGGTCGTCGATCTGCCCTTCGCTCGCCGCGTCGTCTCGGCCTATCTGCAACGCTATGCGCCAAAGGCATGGGCCGAGGGCGACGTCTACACGCTCGCCCGGATTCACAACGGAGGCGTGCGAGGCGATCGCAAGCAGGCGACCATCAATTACGCGGCCAAGGTTCGGAGGGCGATGCGGTGACTTACGAATCCTTCCTTGATGCCAAGCGTCACGTCGGAGCAAAGCACGGATTCGAGCCGACATTTATCCCAGATAAACTTTTCGACTTTCAGCGCGCGCTCGTGACGTGGGCCGTGCAACGCGGACGGTCAGCAATTTTTGCGGACTGCGGTTTAGGCAAGACTGCTATTCAGCTTTCCTTCGCCGAGAACATTGTGCGGCACACAAATAAGCCGGTGCTCGTACTGACTCCGCTAGCAGTTGCGCGGCAGGCCGTCGAGGAGGGCGCAAAGTTCGGAGTCGAGTGCGTGCGATCATCGGATGGAACTTTTCCATCTGGAGCCCGAGTTGTGGTTACGAATTATCAGCGGCTCCACCATTTCGACCGCAATCAATTCGCGGGCGTAGTCTGCGATGAGTCTTCAATCCTAAAGAACTTCGACGGAATGACCAAGGCGGCAGTCACGGACTTCGCTCGGAAGATTCCATATCGCTTGCTATGCACCGCAACGGCAGCGCCTAACGATTACATCGAGCTAGGAACCTCGAGCGAAGCGCTTGGAGAGATGGGGTTTTCCGATATGCTCGGCCGCTTTTTCAAGAAGCAAGGGCCAACAACATCGCGGTCAGACGAGCATCGGGCCGGCGTGTGGAGATTCCGCGGCCATTCAGAGCGCGATTTCTGGAGGTGGGTCTGTTCTTGGGCGCGAGCTGTTCGCCGTCCGAGCGATATTGGCTGCGATGACGGCCCATTTATCCTTCCTAAGCTGACTACAAAAGAGCACGTCGTGACGGCGCGCAATCAACGGGACGGGATGCTGTTTGATATGCCGGCGATGTCGCTTCAAGAGCAGCGAGAAGAGAGGAGGCGCACGATTGCCGAGCGGTGCGAATTGGTCGCAAGCCTAGTCGGAAACACAGGGCGTCCGGCGGTGGTCTGGTGTCATCTAAATGACGAGGGCAAGATGCTCGCTAGACTGATTGAGGATTCAGCCGAGGTCTCAGGCGATGACGACGACGACAAGAAGGAGGAGACATTTGAGGCGTTTGCGGCCGGTAAATTGCGCGTCCTAATTACTAAGCCGCAGATCGCTGGTTTTGGTTTGAACTGGCAGCATTGCGCGCATCAGACGTTTTTTCCGTCCCACTCGTTTGAGCAATGGTATCAGTCAGTCCGGCGCTGCTGGCGTTTTGGTCAGAAGCGCGACGTCGTGATTGATGTCGTGGCTTCCGAGGGAGAGTCCGGGGTCGTATCTAATCTTCAGCGCAAGGCCGATCAGGCGGACGCGATGTTCAAGCATCTCGTCGCGCTAATCAACGACGAGCTCCGAATCGAAGTAGCAAAACATACTAAGTTAAATCCCGTTTTCCCTAAGTGGTTATGAACAACGACAAACAACACATCACGGAGCGCTTCGCGCTCTACAACTCAGACTGCATCGACGTTATGCGCGCGATGCCTGACGGGGCGATTGACCTCTCGGTCTATTCTCCTCCGTTCTGCGGCCTCTACAACTACAGCAGCAGCGAGCGCGACCTATCTAACTGCCGATCCTACTCCGAGTTTTTCGAGCATTACGACTACGTGATCTCGGAACTTGCGAGGCTTACCAAGCCCGGGCGTATCACAGCGGTGCATTGTATGGACGTGGCCGGAACGGGCAACGGCCATACGGCTAGGATGGGCATTGCAGCGAATGTCGGGTCGGGGCTGATTGACTTCCCCGGCGACATCATCCGAGCTCACGAGCGCCACGGGTTCCAGTTCTGTATGCGGCGAGTGATCTGGAAGGAGCCGCTTGGAGTTCGACTTCGGACGATGGCCAAGGGGCTTGCACACGCGCAGATCGTGGAGGATTCGACTCTGTGTGACGTGGCCGGCGGTGACTACCTGCTTTGCTTCCGAAAGAAGGGAGAAAACCCAATACCAGTAGCGCATCCGACCGGGCTCCACTCATACGCTGGCGAGCGGCAGATGCCTCGAGAACTACTTGAATGGAAGGGACACGAGGGGAAACAGACTGAGAATAGATTCTCGCATTGGATTTGGCGTCAGTACGCATCGTGCGTCTGGGACGATATACGCATCGATAACGTGCTCTCCTATGAGGAGAGCCGAGACAAAGACGACGAGCGTCATGTGCATCCGCTCCAGCTTGATGTCATCGAGAGAGCGGTAGTGCTTTGGTCCAATCCTAACGAGGTCGTCTTCACGCCGTTTATGGGAGTAGGATCCGAGGTTTATGGTGCTGTGTTGAATGGCCGGCGCGGCGTAGGAGTTGAACTCAAGGCTAGTTATTATCGGCAGGCCGTGAGAAACTTGTCTCAAATTGAGCGCGAATCGAAAACGCAGGATCTGCAGCTCACATGATCTACGACATACGCACCCAGCTTGATACCGCCTTGCGTGCAGGTAAAACTCCGAAGGAGTTCGCGCACGAGGCTGGGATCTCGGTCTCGTGGGCTTACCGGCTCGCGTGGGAACTCGGATTCAAATCAATCTACGTTTCTACCTACGAACGCAACCTGCTCGAGAAGTTGAGAAAAGAAGGCTATTGAAATGACCAACGAACAATTCACCGAGCTCATGCTCGAGATCCGAGCGTTTCGCTCGCTGCTGATGCAAACGAGGGCGCCTGCCGCGGCGACGCCTTCCGCGGCTCCTGCCGCCATGTCCGAGGAGATCCCGCTCCCGATCACGCCGGTCGAGAACGCAGGCGCGGTGCAAGTCCACTTCGGGAAGAACACCGGCCGGGCGCTTGCGGATCTCGGAGCGAAGTCGGTCGAGTGGTACGCAAAAGAACAGCCGCCGAAGCTAAAACAAGACGGGACGCCATTCGCTCCGCGGCCGGCAGACGTTGCGCTGCGTGAGGCTGCGCGGACTCTCGTCCATCAGCGCCGCGGTACGATCCCGACGCCCGTTCCCGTGCTTCAACCGGAGCCTATCAGCGAAGAGGTTCCGTTCTGATTTAACGCCGGCCGGCCGCTCCCTCGCGACCGACCGGCATCAACACAACAAAACGAACGAACATGAATACCGAAACCGACAAAACCGAACTCGCGGTCGCAAAGCCGACCGTCTCATCGCCGATCTCCTTCGGAGCTTCCGGCGTGCAACTGACCAGTCTCGAGGACGCCTTCCGATTTGCGAAGGCAATCGTGAGCAGCGGCTTCGCGCCTCGCGGGATGGAGAAGCCGGAGTCAGTCCTCGTCGCGCTGCAATGGGGCGCCGAGCTCGGGCTGACGCCGATGGCTGCGTTATCGAACATCGCCGTGGTCAACGGCCGGCCGTCGCTCTTCGGCGACGCTGCCCTCGCGCTTGTGCGCTCCAGCGGCCAGCTTGAATCCTATTCGGAAGAAGAAGTCGGCGAGCGAGGCAAGGACTCGTTCGGCTACAAGATCACGGCGAAGCGCAAGGGATTCGACGCGCAGAGCGAGACCTTCACGACCGCAGACGCGAAGACCGCGAAGCTTTGGGGAAAGGCCGGTCCGTGGACCGACTACCCGGCGCGGATGCTCAAGTTCCGCGCACGCGGGTTCGTGCTGCGCGATACGTTCGGCGACGTGCTCAAGGGCTTGCGGACGACCGAGGAGGTCCGCGATATGCCGGCCGAAATTAACGTCACGCCGGCCGACAAGGTCGCCGCAGGACTAACCGCGCAACTCTGATCCCATGAGCAAAGACGAAATCAAGACCGCTGTCATCAACTCCGCGACCGAGCAACTGCGCGGGCTACTTGAGAGCAACTACGACAAGATCCGCAAGGCCGCGGACGACTCCTTCGTGGACGACGAAGGAAAGGCCGAGCCGGTCGCGAAGGTCAGCGCCGCAATCGAGTGGGACGCGCTCGCGCAAGCTCCGACCGTGATCGTGCGGCTCGGATGGTCGGCGCGGTTCAAGGACGAGAGCGAGCAGGAGGTCGACCCGCTCCAGTCAAAACTCGGACTACCGGAGGCACCATGATGGTTGCATTCAAGAAAGCCGCCGCCGAGACCGTCGACACCATCGAGCGCGCCGCGATGATGCAGCAGTTGCAGAAGGTGCTCAACGGGATCTCCGACGGCGCAGACCAGATTGCCGCTCGGCGCTACTGGGAAGCGTATCGCACGATAGTTGCTTCCGAGCTAATTCTCTCGGAGATCGCGATGAAGCTCCACGAACTTGATCTCAAGGACGGAGGTGCGACGTGATCGCGGAGAGTAATCAACAGTACCACGCAAACAGCGCGATCAGTCACTCAAAGCTCGAGGTCTTCCGTCGCCGGCCGCAGCTGTATTACCGACGCTACGTCGCGAAGACGATCACGCCGGAGCCGGCAACCGCCGCTCTCCGACTAGGCTCCGCGGTGCATTGTTCGGTGCTCGAGCCGCTCGAGATGACGCGCCGCTTCGCTGTTCGCCCGGACGGGATCGACCGCCGGACGAAAGAGGGCAAGGAGAAGTTCGCCGCGTTCGAGCAACAGAATGCCGGCAAGGAGATCCTCGACATGGACGAGGCCGCGGAGGTCATCGCCATGACCGACGCAGTCAGGCAGAACGATCTCGCCGCGCAGTTGCTCGCGCACGGTCAGCCGGAGCTTTCGTGGCGCACCGGAGGGTCGCTGACCCTGCAATGCCGCACGGATTGGTTCAACCGCGACGGCTGCGCGCTCACGGATGGACGGCCGTACATCGTCGACTTGAAGACTACCGAGAGCTTGTCGGGCGAGGACTTCGGTTCGTTTGAGAAGGTCGTCTTCAAGTGGGGATACCACCGGCAGGCCGGCTTTTATCTGCCGCTCGTCACCGAGTTACTTGGCCGGCCGGTCTTCGACTTTTTCTTCGTCGCGGTCGAGAAGGTCGAGCCGTTCGGCGTCGCGGTCTACCGAATGACCGATGCTGCTTGCGCGCTAGGTCAGGACGAGTCACTCGAGGATCTGCGCCGACTCAAGCGGTGCATGGATGCAAACAGTTGGCCGAATATCGACGCAACGGTGCGGGAACTGGGCGTGCCGGGCTGGTACAAGAACGGAGGTGCAGCGTGAAAGGAAACGACATCTGCGACGGATTCGGAAACTCGTGGAGCCGGTGCAAGCTCGGCGGCGATTGCGGTCTGCACATCGTGAGGCCGGGCAAAACGCAATGCTGGTGCCAAGACCAAGCCGAGAGCCGCGACCGCGTTGCCGAGTTGATCGGTGACGTTGTACGGTTCGAGAATTACGTCGCGGCGCTCGAGGACGTTTGCACGCCAGAGCAACTGCGCGAGGCGAGAAAGGCGGTGCAGCCGTGAGCTGTTCAAAGAAAAAGCACCCATCATACTGTTGCCAGAAATGTGGCGAGCAGATCGGATGGCTCGGACGCTTCTTGTTCCCGTTCTTCCACAAGTGCCAACCAAAGGAGGCGCAGCCGTGAGCGCATTCATTAATACCGAGGCAATGGAGCGTGCGGCGTATCGGATGGAGCAAGCTGTTGCGTCTGCAAACCAAGTCGCCGACCGGATGGAATCGGCGCTGCATCAGTTGCGAATCCTTACTGAAGATGGCTACGGAAACAACGTCAGCAGGCTTATTGAATTGCTGATTCAGGACGCCGCACGAAAGGAGGCGCAGCCATGAGCGCAACGTGGCAATGGGCGAAAGCTAATCCCGATGCAGCCGCACGCCGGATACGCGACCTAGAGCGCGAGAACGCCGCGCTGCGGGAGGACAAGGAGCGGTTGCGCGAACAACTGCGCGAGGCCAACCGGCTGCTTGTCGCTTTTGCGCCTGAATCGGCCCGAGCCGCCATCGACGCCACAAAGCCACGTGTAGGAGACGACGCCATTATGCGCCAGCATCTCAACGAAGGAGGAACGCCAACGTGAGCGACCACCTAATCGCCGAAGCCAATAGACACGCCAAGGCACTACATAAAATGACACTCCCAACGACAAAACCAAACCAGCGCGACATCGACTGGTACATTGAAGAGTGCATCGATCTCAGACGGCAACTGGAGTACGAGATTGAGGCAAAACGCAATCACCTGCGGATTGCGTGCGAGGAAATCAATCACCTGAAGGTAAAGATGGGATTTTACGAAAGAGAAATTACGCGATTACGAGCCGATCAACTTCGGATGGACTGGCTTGAGAAGCATGGCGCGACCTACATTTGTAGCCGCGCCGCCATCGACGCCGCGAGAAAGGAAGCGCAGCCATGAGCAGTATCAGCAAATACGCACGCCTTCACACGGCGAAGATCCACCCGGTTAAGCGCCGAGAAACACTCAAAGGCGAAGTCTCGATGCCGCAACTCTACCGCGACATCGAAGCCGGCTACCGATATTTCCTAGCACGCCGAACGCAGGCGATGGCGCTCGGGATCAAACTCATCGATCTCAAAAAATGAAACAACCTGACCCACAAAAGGCAGCGCAGATCGACGCGATGATGCAAAACTGGCAACGACCGAAACACGTCGCCGGCGCGCTCGGTCTTGAGCTTGGCACCGTCTACAAGTACGCCGCGCATCTCGGCTATCGAAAGACCTATCTAAACGCCGACGAGATCGAACTCGTGAACAAGTACAGGGCGAGCCGCAATCAAGCGAGGACCGTTCTATGACGATCACCTTCGAGGTCCACGGCACGCCAAAGGGACAACCGCGGGCGCGAGCCTTCGCACAACGCTTCGGGAATAAGTTTTCGGCGCGAATGTACGATCCCGGCACCGCGGACGAGTGGAAGCAAACGGTCTACTTCGGACTCCGCACGGCGCTGCGGACCTTCGGCGATCAGCCTTCGCTCGGCGCGTTCAAGGTCTCGATGCGGTTCGCCATGCCGCGGCCGAAATCGCATTTCGGAGCGAAGGGACTCAAGGCGAGCGCGCCGCGATATCACTTCGGCAAGCCGGACATCGACAACCTCACCAAGCTCGTTCTCGACGTCATCACGAAGGATGGCCGCGTGTGGCGGGATGACTCGCAGGTCGTGACCCTCCTCGCGTACAAGGAATACGCAAAGGCCGAAGAAAAGCCGGGCGCGTGGATCTCCATCGCGTCGCAGGACGAACCGCTCTCGACGGGAAAAGAGTTGCGCGAGGAACCGCCAGAGGTTTGATGCGCGAAAAAGGCGAGGTGACACTCGTCGATCATGCCAGCCAACCATTCAATTTCCCCGGCCGTCTGCGTCTGCTTCGCGTTCGTCGTTGTCGCGAGGCAAGTGTCACCGCAGGCGGGCCGGGGTCTTCTTTTCGCATGAACTGGATCAACATCGAAACCGCAACGCTCGACTCCGAGGAGTTCGTCGGATCAGACCCGACCGAGCGTGCGACTTGGCTTTGCCTCCTCCGCTTTTGCGCGGGACAAGAGAACGGCGGCGTCATCAAGAATTGCCGCGACTGGCCGGACCGAAAATGGCAACAACTCGCCCGCGTGATGCAAGCCGAGATCGAGCTTGAATCGGCGCTCTGGAAATGGGTCGGGGACGACCTGCATCTCTGGCGCTATCCAACCGACAAGGAAACCGAGGTACAGCAACGCCGCAACCGTGCGCGAACCAACGGTCGAACCGGCGGCAGACCTAGTAAAAAACCAACGTCGGAAACCCACGCGAAACCAACGTCGGTTCATTTTGCGAAAGCGGAAAGAGAAAGAGAAGGAGAAGGAGAAGGAGAAGGAGAAAGGAACACAATCCTTGCGCCGGCTGAAGCCGTCGCGGAAGGAAAGCCGCGAGATCTGATCTTCGAGGCGCTATGCGCGGCGACAGGAACGGATGGGCGAAGCCTGACCAAGCCCGGCCGCGGTGCGCTCAACGCCGCCTTGCGCGATATCCGAGCCGCTTCGCCCGAGGTCACGCCTGCGGAGGTCGAGCGCCGCGCCAACCGCTACGCCCGCAAGTTCCCGACTGCCGCGTTGACCGCGTCTGCGCTGGCGAAGCATTGGGCTGCGTGCGCCGCGCCTCCGGCCGACGACTGGACCCGGCAGCAACTCAAAAACGCCGCGACCGCAACGCCGACCGAGTTCGCGCACTCGCTCCTCGCGGACCTGCCGGACGTGCGGGCGAAATTCGACATCAAGTGAAACCCGACCCGACATTCGACGTTGACGCCGAGCGGGCGCTTGCCGGCTGCGCGTTCATCGACCCTGCGGGCGTCGTCGGCATGGCAATGGGCTTCGATCTGCGCGTCGAGTCATTCGTCGATCCGATGGCGAGCGCCGTCTGGTCCGCGATCTCGTCGATGCTCCTCGCCGGCGAGCCGGTCGATGAAACGACCGTCTGGATCAAGCTCAAGGCCGCGAAGGGCGACCGCGAAGCGTCGCAGGCGATCCTCGAGGTCACGCAGGACAACGTCATTGCGATGGCGCGCAACACGGCGACGACGGCGCGGGCGAAGTTCTTCGCGACCCGAGTCCGGCATTGCGAGATCCTGCGGCAACTCATGCGCGAGGCGGGCGCGATCACGTCGAACATCCGCGAGGCCGGCAGCGAACCTGCCGAGGAACTCGTGCGCGAAGCCGGGGCGCGCATCCTCGCTATCGAGGCGCAGCAGCGGAACGAGTCGTGGACGGAGTCGCTCGCGAAAGCAGACGCGGAGATCACGGCGCGAATCTCCGGCGTGCGCGAAGGCGTGCGCGAAGGCGCGCTCTCGTGGGGGTTCGGCGAGATGGACCGCGTCTTCGGTCTGATCCAGCGCGGCGAGATGGTCGTCGTCGCCGCTCGACCGAGCGTCGGCAAGTCGTCACTCGCTCGGCAGGTCGCGTTGCACGCGGCGATCCACCAACGGCAGCAAGTGCTTTTCGCGTCGCTCGAGGTCATCGGCGCAACGCTTGCGCTCAACTTCGCCCAGTCGATTTCCGGGATCTCGCTCCGGGCGCTCAACCCACGGACTCACGCGAAGGACGTCGAGGCGTTCCGCGAAGCGGCGCAGCGTGTTTCCTCCGCTCCGCTCGAGGTCGTCGCCGCCGGCAACGTCAGCCTCGCGACGATGCAGGCACGCGCCGAGGTCTTGCGCGCCAAGCAGACGCCGCCGCGGCTCGTGGTCGTCGATTACATCGGGCTGATGCCGGACGCGACACCCGCCCGCGGCGAGAATCGGGCGCAGAGCGTCGGGCGCGTCTCGCGGGCGTTAAAGCAGTTCGCGCTTCGCAACGATTGCGTCGTGATGGTGCTCGCGCAGTTGAACCGCGATTCCGAGCGCGACGACCGCGTGCCGCGAATCCACGACCTCCGCGAGTCCGGCGACATCGAGCAGGACGCGGACAAGATCGTCCTACTACATCGGCCGAACGAAGATCCGATCAGCGGAGCGCCGCAAAGCGCGACCGCAGACGCGGACGAACTGCCGACGTTCTACGTCGCAGCGATCCAAGCAAAAGGGCGCAACGACGGGACCGGATCGGTCGGCCTTTATTTTCGACGAGCAACGGCGACGTTCGCAGTTGCGGCGCGATAAACAAAAACGCGAAACCCATGAACAACGACCAAAAGATCATCGACCTGCTCAAGTCCCGCGCTGTCGTGCAGCGCCGCCTGCGCGACAACCTCGAAGACCTCGAGGCGGTCACGAACGAAATTGAAAACGAGATTGCCCGCGTCGAAGGACGCGAAGCGGTTCGCAAAATGGTTGACGTCCGCGTGCGCGATGTCACGGCGTTCGGTCGTGGCGAGTAGACCAAAAAACATCACGGCTCACGCGTGGGCAAAGCATCTCCGGCTGACGGCGAAGTTGCTTGCGCGAGGAGCAAGGAGGACAAATTGGAAAACGCAGAAACACGGGAACTAGAGGCGCTGCGATTCGCGGCGAAGGCGAGTCGCGCAATCGCGACTTTGGAGTCACGGCAGAAGTCGGTTGTGGCCGAGATCTCGGAACGGAAAAAGCGGCTGCGGCGAATCATCGCCGGCATCGAGTCGCAGGAGCAGATGGGGACCCTGCCGTTGCAAGGGCTGGCCGCGGTCTCGGTCTCCGACGACGACATGGCGCTCGTCCTCGATCCGCTGCGGCGGCTCTGACCGTGGTCACGTACACCCTCGCGCAGACGCCGGTTGCTCCGGTTCGCCGGGTCGATGGCGCGTCCGAGGAGGCCCGGATTTTCGCCGAGGTCTGCGAGCGCCTGCTCGAGATCGAGGGCGAAAAGTTCGGCGAGGCGAAGGCTCTCGTGCGCCGGCTGGCGACGCTGGCCGATATCTCCGAGCGTGGGTTTCTGCTGGTGCTCCGCTTCGGCGCTGGGGATACGGGCGCGCTCCTCGCGAGCTACGAGGAGCAGGTCGAGAAGCGAGGCGTCACCCGGCAGGCGGCGCATTGGCAATGGCAGCAGGACGTGAAAGCCATCCGGCTCACGTTCCCGGCGGTGGCCGGACTGCTGGCCGAGTACCGCGAGTCCGTGAAGCATCGCGAAGACGGGATAAGCGCCGCGGACGGTTTGCGGGCTGCGATGGACCGCACGGAGGGCTCGGAATAGGCCTTTCCTTTCGATTTGAGCCGCATGAAACCGTCAGCCAGTACCCTCGGAGGGTCCGC